GCCATAGGAATGGCGGCAATGGTCGGCATCGTGGCAAAACACTGCGTGATGGCCAATGCTCCATTGGCGATGGCCTGCGCTATCTTCACCCCCATATCGATGTCGGCATACTTCTTCTGGATTTCCAGTTTCTGTGCCTCGTACCTCTCTTCGATGGCGGCGCGTTCATCGGCATTGTCGCCTGCGGCCCTCAGCTCCGCCTCCATCTTCGCGTCGAGTGAAGCCATCTCTGCCTCCTGTATGGAGGACACAAGGGCATCGGCCTGGTTCAGATATACGGATGCCGTCTGGAAACCTTTCTTCCAGCCTTTCATCTGGATGTCGATAACCTTCTTCGTGTATTCCCTCACCATATCCAACTTCCGCCTCTCGTATGCCTCCTCCGATATGAACTTCATCTCGTGGAGTTCATCGAGCTGCCTCATCTCATTATCAAAATCCACCTCGGCGGCGGCAAGCCGCTCTTCCTTGCCGCCGTAATCTTTCTGAATGTCGGAAGCCGCTTTCAGTTTGGCGGTGAACTCCGCCATGTCTTCGGAGTTCACAGACTCCTCCAGGGATTTTATCTGCGCCTCATAGTCCTTCTGCATCTCCTTCATCGTGGAGTCGATATCCTTCTGCAGTTCCTTCAGCCAGACCTTGTATCCGTCGGCGGAAGCCTTGGCCAGTTCCTCCCTCCGGGCAATGGCTGCGTCATATATCTTGCTCTCCAGTTCCGTGGTGTCCTGACCGTACTTCACGGCGATAGCCATTTGTTTTCTGTACATCTCCTGCGTGGCCTCCGTCATTCTGGCACTGTACTGCTCCTTGGTCATCGCACCGGAGGCGTATTGTTCTTTCAGGACATTGGTCTCCTCTCTCGTTTTTTTTGCGGCCAGTTCCATCTCGTTACGGTATGACTGGTCCGCAGCCTTGGCCGTATCCTCCGATATCTCTTTCTTGAGTGCTGATGTTCTGGTGGCGGTACGCATCGTGGCCTGATAGAATTCGGAGTCGGCATTTATGAGCTTCTCTGTCGCCTTGACGTATGCTTCAATCAGAGGGTCATTGGCCATATTGTACTTGCTCATTATGTCGTATGCCTTGACTGTTTCGGAGTTTGATCTCGCAGTGGCAATTTGTGCATTCAAGGAATTCAGTTTTTCGTTGGCTATCTGGTCCGGCATGCCCGATGTGGCAATTCCTCTCATTACCTGTTGCCTTTTTTTCTCCAAGTCGGCAAGAGCCTCCGCCTGCTTGATGGCTGTGCGGTTTCCCTCATAGTTGTCGATGAAATACTGACGGTCGGCCTCGGACATCTTGGTTCGGGCTTCCAAACCTATGACTGCCGCCTCCAATTCCTGCTTCGCAATATTCTTTTTCATCTCGAGAATCCTGTTCTCATTCTCGATAATTTTCTCGCCGGCGGCAACCCGTTCACTTTCCAACTTGGTGACATCTTTCAGTATCCTCTCCTGCTCTTTGCTTTCCCTCGTCAGTTTCGCGGCTTCAATGGAAATGGAATTGTTTCGCTCGAACAATTCGTCCGTCAGTGCCTGTATCTCCCTTCCGGCCCTGTACGCATCCGCTATGTTTTTGAACAAGTTTCCCCAGTTTCCCGTTGAAATCTGAGCCACGAACTGATTATAGGCGGATGTCATCCCTGCGGTGAACATATTCCATCTGTCCCCGACAATCTGAGTCTGTTCGACGGCATCGTGCGCAAATTTCTTTATCCCATTCGAGAGGAGTTTGAATGCTCCGCTAGTAAGATTGGCGGCATCGATTGGTAGAGACTTTTTGAAAATATCCATAGCGCTGGCGACAAGGGAGGTTCCGGCCTGCACTTCACCTAATCTATTTTTTGTCTGAAGAAAGGCATTATTCAGTTCATTCCATTTATCAGGATTCATTGCCTGGCTGGTTGCATCCATTTCCTTCCGGATATCTGACATTCTCTTTCTCAGTTGGGAAGCACTCATTGCACTAATATCAGTTACCTTGGATAGGTTAGCCAATTTCCCTTCTGTGGAGTGCAATTCAGTTTTCACTTCTTTTAGACGACTCTGGAAAGCTTTGAATTGTTCAGAATTTTCTCTTCCGGCATTCTTCAGAAAGCCCATAGCCTTTTCCAAATGGGCTATTTCGCCGTACATTTTGGAGGCGGATTGGGATGTTTCCTTGAAATCATCGGCAATCTTATCGGAATTGCTTTTGATTTCGACATCAATTTTTATCAGTTCATCCTGCAGTGACATAAAAAACGATAATCTTTTATGCAAAGATTATCGTTACTTCATAAAGAAAAAAGGACAGTTTATGCACCTTCTGATTGAAGATTCCCTATATTCTTTTCAGCATTCCTTCGATTTTCATCCTCCATAATACGATTATATTTTTCCCACATCTCCTTTTCTTCTCTTTCACATTGTTTTTTACAGGCCCTGTCAATCCTCCTACGTTCAAACGAAGACATAACCTTCCATAGAAGGTATAAGAGACATGAAAATATCAGCAATCCGAAAAAACCGCAGTTAAGATCGACAAACATAATCTCCTCCTTTTTTTTGCGAAAATGCAACTTTTATTTCATTTCTGCAACAAATGTACCATCAAAACGCATTATGGTGTACCATTCAGACTCTCCCTGAACTGGGCAACGACCAATCCGCTGACACCTCTGGAGAGACGGCGGTATGTCCCGTAATACAGATATCCATATACATACTTGTTGTAGATTGGTTGGTATCCTTTTTTCTTCTTGCCGGTGCGTGTTCTCTTCATATCGAGAATACGCGCGTAGAAGGGATATAGAATGCTTACATCCAACCCGTTCACCTTAGGTTCCCTGCTCAGAGCGGACAATAGTCTACCCGTTCGCTGGTCATAATAACATGCGGCTATGGAATGCTGGGTAATGACGAGTTTATTCGCCTGCTCACGCAGCATCTCCCCCGCTTCGTGTTGAAATTGTTCTGAAAACATAAACGGATGACTTTTTTTTGTAAAGGTCATCCGTTTTGATGTAATAAAAAAGGACACAATTCAATCTACATTCCGAAAAAAAACACGATTACGCGAAGAAACAGAAGAAATAGATCAACCGCAACAATGGCAAGGATACAACTGAGACCGGCAAGAAACAGAAAGGGAGAAATGACCCATCCTGTCGAAACCGCCAGAATGATAAAGACAACTCCGAGCAATATGAAAAACAAATTCGCCTTCAACATAACTTCTCGTTTGTTGCAAATTTGCAACAATTATTTCAAAAAAGCAAAAGGGCAGACCCTTTAGGAGAGAGTCCGCCCGGAATCAGACTACTTGTCGTCGTTTACCCAAAACTTGAACGCGCGTGCTTTTTGTGGATACACGCGCTTGCCATTTCTGGTGACAAATCTCCGGTAAACATAATGACCGCGAGTCCGTTTCGTTGAATTTAAGTGGTTCATTGCATATACACCTCCTTTTTAATTGTTTGGTGGGCATTTCAGCCCATGTGCGGTCAAAAAGAAACCCGGCACTCCTAATACCGGGTCTTTTCTGGTGCGCCTCGTCTCCGAGGGGAGGTGTTATGCTCCGACCACTTAAATTCGATGCAAAAGTAATAATCTGTTTCTGTTCTGCAACATTTGTTTCAAAAAAGCAACGATATATTCAAATCATATCCACCCCCTGTATCCGGAACATCAGCGTCCAGCCGTAGCTGTTGCTCAGTTCCCGAGCATAGAACGGGGTGATGTCATTCGGGAAAACCATATAGTCCGTCAGAGAATCGTGGTCGTCCCCGCGCATATCGTTCCTGATGGCGGAGATGATCTGCAGCAGGTCTTCTGAAAGAATCACTTCCTGCGCGAGGTCCGTTGCTCCGGAAGAGAGGGGCTTGGCCACGGTGACCGCCACATTGAACTCATCGGACTTTACTCCGAGGTTGTTTTCCGAGGAAGATATGTTCCCGTAATCGACGAAAAGATAGATTCCCTTCACCTGCGATATCCTCCGGCTGACGCTCTCCTCGTTCACGCCGAAGATGTAGTCCGTAATGACCGGATACTTGCCGGCGGCAGCAGCGATGGCGGAAGCTTTCAGAGTCTCATACGCAGTGCCTCCCGAAGTTTTTGTAAAGAATTTCTGAACCGCCGCAGATGCGGGATACTTGGCGAAGTAAAGAAAGATATGTTCCAACAGTCTCATAATGCGCTTATCTGTTCCAGTGTAAGATTCATTTTCTCGGCTATTTCACCCGGCTTGACCTTGTAGGCCTTCATCTCCCGGACGGCATCCACCGTCTGCTTGAGCAGGATGTTCAGATAGGTGAACAGATTCATCCTCCCGACGGCGGCATAGTCTCCGTACCCTTTCTCCGAAAGTGACATCAGGGCAGCATCCGGAGAGAGGATGTCAGTACCGGCCGATTTCCTCTTCGCGGTGTTGAAAAGCAGATCATACTGCGGCATCCTGCTCACCCACTCCGCCACCGATATGAAATTATACATCACCGCCAGTTTCACGTGATAGGGTATGCCCCCCATTCTGGGGCAATCCTCCCTGTCGGGGTCGTAGGGTTTCGGGGCGTACAGGATGGAAACGAGGGAATTGAGCACGATATCGCGGTCCTCGCTGTCACCGTGGAGCATCCGCAGCATCGAATTCGCATCGATATATTGGGCCGCCGTAAGGGATGTCTCCACGATAGGCCCCTTTCTGATGAACGTGTATCCCTCCATTCCGGTACCCGGCAGGACAGGCAGCATCTGCTTCGCGAATGACAGGTCCGCCTCTACCTTGGGGCGGAAGGAGAGCGCCACCCTCACCTCCGGCTCCGACGGGTCCATCTGTGACGGCAGTCTCTTCGCAAGGGCTTCCTGCATCTTCGCGGAAAGCTTCCCGAATCGCGGTTCATCATACCTGAACCTGTAGGGAAATGTCAGCCGTTCCGACAGGCGGAATATGTTTTCACACAGGGTGACATTCTCCGGGTCGGGGCGGGATATCCCTGTCAGCGCCAGAACCGTCCTCACCTTCATTTCCTCAAAGGAGGTGCGCCCCGCCTCGAATTCCCCCAAGCACTCCATCACTGCCAGATACTGTTCCGATGTCAGCTCCTCCCATTCGGAAGGCAAGTCATATTTACCGTTCACCCGTATCATAGCACCCCGAAGAATTTTTCCTTCTCCTCATTGAAGTCCGCAGTCACGTTCCCGCTTGAACGTCTGTACTTCACCTCATTCTCGATATCGTTCAGCCATGCGTTCACATCGGCCATCAGATTATTGTACAGCTTCTCGCGGCTCTGCATCTGGCTTCCGTCCTTTCGCAGTTCGTGCGTGAGGTCGTAGCGCATCGAGCGCGGCAGCTCCGTCAGGTCAAACTTCATCACCGCCTCGGCCATCACGTTATAGCAGAGCGTGCGGCGCACCTTTTCGAGGAAGGCCGCATCATCCGTTTCGGAGTAGTCCGAGAAAGACCCTATGCGGGGCAGAATCTTCCCCTTGGTGACAGTTCGTATCAGGAACAGCACCTTGGTAAAGAAATACTCGTTATGGTCTATGCCGTAATAGTAGTCAAACTCATCGGCGGACTTGACCGGAAGAGCGACACGGTCCTTGTATGCCGGCTGATCCATCCATGCGGGGATGGTGGCGGTATGTGCGTCCAGATAGCGGAGTATCTCATTCATGGCGTCCCAGTACTGGCATATATGCACCTCCTTTATTTCCTCATACTGGTACTTGAAGAGCTTCTGGTCGGTATTGTTCCTGGACGTGGACCAGAATATGAGATGGCGGTACATAGTGTATGACGCGAGGGCACGCTTCAGGGCACGCTTCACAGCATCCGTGTCCGGCATGGCGGCAAGTGTAGCGAACACTGTGCTTCCTATTATCTCGGTGACGGCGCTTTCCGCCGCATCGTATGCCGGAGACAGGCTCCCCATCTCCGTCGAACCGTCAACCCCCTGCACATAGAGGCGGAAGTTCTCGATATCCGTAAAAATGTCCTGTATCATCATAGTTCCTCCTGGTTGCTCATTCTCTTTTCGGGGTTGATATCCTGCTGCTTCGCAATAGTAGGGCGGTAGAACCCTATCCTGATTCCGGACTTGTACTTCTCGGGGAAGTTCAGACGGATGGCATAGTTGATATCGCGGCACACCACCGTCTCCGGAATCGTCAGGCTGTTCAGATATATCATATAGTTGTAGTAGGCATCGGAGCCGGACTTGGAGACCACTCCGTCCTTCGAGACGTTCGATATGGAGGAGTCCAGACCTTTGGCCGACAGCATCACCAGGTCGGCGCGTTCATCGTACATCTTGATGGCCTCTATGTATTCCTTGTATTTCTGGGGAACCTCCTCTATCTTCCAGCGCTCCTCTATACCCTGGTCGTTGATGAAGGACTGGGAGGCATACACCTTCCCCTGATTCTTGCCCCTGCCCGAGAGGAACCGCGTGAGTTTCCGCAGCTCGTGGTTGGTGTATTTGGTCAGCAGTTCCTGCGAATAGTCGGTACCGACTTCCAGAGGCTCCTCCCCTTCACCGAACGATATCTTCTGCAGTTCCTTGCCCTGCGTCTCAAGTTCTGCATTCCTTGAGCACATATTCTGCAGCATAGATTCCTTGGCCGTCATCCAAGCGGAAGGTATGACGATGTGCAGCCTCGCGCTCATCGCATTCTCCAGATAGTCGTTGATATAGACAGGCGAGAGGTTGGAGCCGTGAATCCATTCCTTGATACCCCGGAAGAATACGTTGAAGGCATAGATTTCCTCGCCGAACGACGGGTTCTTGGAGTATGACACCACTGAACTCTGTCCAAGGGGATTGGAATAGTCCAGACGGCGGTACACCTTGAACTCTCCGGTGTTAGGAGTGACCCAGTTGCCCACCATCACGTAAGGGAAGTCGGACTCCACGAGGTCTCCCTTTATGTAGTAGCTGTTCTTTGAGCACAGGCGGCAGCGCGTCTCCGACAGATGCTCCAGCCCCGATATCGGCAGCGTGTATGGTGTCCGCCCCCCGACCGACATACGCCAGCGGCTGAAGATGCCCTCCGTGTAGTAGAATGAACGGATGCACTTGTTTATGTAGGTAAGGAAGTTATCGGCCATTCCGAGTTCCTGCCAGGACTCCAGCCATCCCCTTATCTCGCTATCCTCCAGATAGACGCGCCTTACACCGCCGTCCCTGTCGATGGTCTGACGGAACAGCATCGGCCCGTTCCCGTACAGCATCCGTATCTGTTTCTCGATTAGTTCGGGAAGCAGACGGTTGCCCGATATCATATCGCGCACCAGTGTCGGCTCCAGATTGTCCGGACCGAAGGGATAGACCGTATATCCCGAGACGTGCATCAGAATGGGGACGGTCCTCGCAGCTTCGACGTGGGAAGCCTCGGCACGCAGCGGGTTCTCTCCGATGGCATACGAGTATATGTCATTCCCCTCCTTGATGATTCCTATTCTATTCATACCATATCACCTTATGTAGTTTGTATTTCTCTGCCTTGAATCCTATGTAGCGGATGAGGATGCGCCAGCACATCCGGTGTTTCCCGTCGGCATCGTCGAACAGGAAGAAATGCTTGCCGTCCACGCTCCATTTCTCGTGCGGGAGCTGGGCCCTGACGGTACAGCCTTCGTAACTTCTCAGTTCATTGGATACCGTCCCCTTGCTCCGCGAGTAGGGATAGAACGCTATGGAGAAGTCGCCGCCCATTCTGGTGGCCTCCTCCGCCCTTCTCAATGCTTCAATCCCGCTGATAGTTTCCATAGTGTAAAGATGGCAACATAATCCTTGACGGGGTAGGACAGTTTGCAATGCACGGAGCGACGCTTCGAAGAAAAAGACGCGACTCCGGACATTCCGGTACCGGAAGCGGCGGGGCGGCGATGCGCCCCCCGCGGCCCTCTATCCTCATATTTCCCGAAAATTCGGACTGCATTGCACCCTGAAAAACCAGCGGCCCCGGGCACTTGTTCCGTCCGCCTGACCTTGAAAAATAGTTAAGACTCTGAAATTTCGTATAGTTAACCATAATTTTGACGAAAAAAACGCCCGAAACCGATAGTTTTTTGTGAAAAACCCGCATCAAATCACCTGATTTTCCATAAAAGACGGGGAGTTTCCCGCCACGCTTCCGGGCAGGTATCGGGAATATAGTCCCCAGACCATATACATCATTCCGGACGGAATCTGGGGCGTGAGTCCCATTTGGAGATGGAGAGGAACGGTCTTTTCCGGCTTCTTGTCGAGCTCCACAGGAGAGGAACCCGGAACTTTCTTGCAGGAATGAATCGCGGACACCAGATACGGGCATTCGTTCGCATCGATGAGAATGCGGGGAATCCTCCTCTCATTATTGGCCAGCAGCCGCTTCCACAGCCTGTGATGCTGCCAGTGAAAGATGGTGGCCTGCCCGAGATTCTTCAGCGTCACGACCCACCCGTATTTCGCCAGTTCCGCCTTCATCTCGCGTGCGTCGGTCTCGTTCTCGCGGTGATGGTTCTTCTTGTTCCCCGCACGGTCGTAATAGAACTCTATGCGCTTGTTTCCCGCAGCGGAGCCGAAATATGCGTTGAATTTGGCGCATAATTCCGGGATATCGTCCGGAGAAAACACGTAGAACTCCTTCAGAATACGCAGTGTGTTGGAATCGGGTTCTTCCTGTGCCGCCACCATAGACGCGAAAGAGCCTGGGTCATACCCGAGAATAATCCTTCTGGTCCTGTCATAATGCTTCAGATATCCGGCATCGAGGATGAAACTGTCCTTCAGGGAGAGGCGCATTATGTTCTCATACTTGTAGGAGTCATCGAAAGTATGCTTGTCCTCATCGAACAGTTCGAAGAAACTGTTCTCGGTGGTGACATCCCTCACCGAACAGATGGATGACAGGAACTCCGTAGGGTCCATCTGGCCGTACTGCTTGGTGAAATAGTCGGCGCCGAGGACATCCCTGTTCACGAAGGTGCTGACACGCAGGTAGAGGGTGCAGCGGCGGCGCATATCGTTCAGCAGGGGCGTATAGCGGTTAATGATTCTCCTACTTCGGGCCACATCATATCCCCTGCGGAGGTTGAGCTGTGCGCGGTTTATGTGCAGCGAGAGGGTGACGATATCCTCCTGCAGCTGCCGGTCATTCTTCTTCTCGTATTCCTGGAACCACGCATCCTCACCGAGGGTTACACGGGCGCTGTCGCTTACGCCCGTGATTCCCCGGAAGTATGGTGAAAGATGCGTCCGTGACGCTCCCTGCGCCAGTTTCCCGACACGGAAAGCGGGGAATATGCGGGAGCGCAGCTTGTCCCCCTTGGAGTGCTTCATCTCCTCCAGAAAGGCGTGGACTATGTTCGCGCCCGCAATGGAGTCAGCCTGGTCGGTGGCCACCAGACGGACATTGAAACCGTTGGCATAGACGATGGTGTGTTCCGGATTGAGAATCGGATACCGTGGCTTCTGGAAGTGTTTGGGGAGGTCTTTCTCTCCGTAGACGTAATCTGTCCCTTCCCGGAGAACGGGCTCGTTTTTGACTCCCCGGGGGCTTCTGTAATAGGACAGCAGACCGGGGATGACATTCATAAGGAGAGCCGCATACGTGCGGTGCGCGAAAGCAGCCGTTTCCTGCGGCATTGAGGCCGCCACCCTGAGGGTGTAATCGGTCCGCGC